TAATTAAAAAAAGTGTAAAAGTTGAGTGAGAGAGTAACTTAGTTGCATCCCTCACTACTGTGTCACTTTAAACGTCCCCCCTTATACTCTCGGATTTGCTGCAATTACCCTTGCATTTGGATTACGTGCTTGTGCAGTTTCCTTTGCATCTTTATAATCAACGGCATTAACTTCCTCTTTGAAAGTATTACCTGAAACATACAATGTTACTTCCCATTTCATTAGTTTGCCTCCATAATTTTATCAAATGCGGTTTCTACTTCAATGGGACAATCATCAATTAGATCCATATCTAGTAGAGTTTCGTATAACTTAACCATTTGATGTTTCTCCTCCAAAGTTAAATCAACTGTAACTGATTGTGTTGTGTTCATTGTTAGTTTACCTCCGATAAATACCAGTCTTGTTTGTTAATGGACTTGCCACAATATTGACAAGTTAATGCACTCCAACTGAAGTGAAATACAGTTGCAGATGCACAACAATTAGGACATTTTATTGCCTTTCCGTTGTTACCTGCCCTTGTATATCTGTTGACCTTTTGTTTCATTGGAATGAATAAAGTTTTCATGGTTTAGTAACAAGTTTGGAGAGTAATTCTATGATCTTATCTAACTTTTTGTTTTGCTCCTTAACATAATAAGGATTGTATCTAAGATCAATAGGATCTGATGGATAGTTTTTCATAATAACTTAGTGAGTGAAATTACCATTAAGAAAGATAACATTATTACTACATCATGTGCTTTAGTTCTTATAAAGAATGGTAGACTGATTACATTAGCAATTAAGTGCATTAATGCTCCTAATGTTGCTGATACATGTAAAACAATAAAATAGGCAGTAACTATCAGAAATGATCCGATAATTCTGCCTGTAGTATCAATTTGAATCATCAATCGTCCTCCAATTCATTATTACATAGTGTGATTAATTCATCAACCCGGTTATCACTTAAGAGATAAACATATTCGTCTAAAATCTCCTCTGCAATGTCCTTATCTTGTTGAATCAACCAGTAAAGATCATCACATAATTGTCTACGTTGCTTTAATTGTTCAGGAGTTCGATTCATTGGATGACACTCAATAATACTTGGTGCTTTCATAATTAACCCCTTAAGTAAAGATAACCACCTGCCCAATCTGTGAAGTTAGGGTTATGTAACTGTTCACGATTGTTGATAATTCTCATATCATAGCGAACATGTTTTGCAGGTGATTTGTATGAAGCAGGTTTGTAAACTTGCCCGGTGTTTCTATCAACAAAGGCATGAACACCGCCTGACCATACTTTACCATTAGCATCAATATCTGTCTGAACTATCTTCCAATATTTACGACCTAATTCCATCTTAAATGTTTTATCACTAGATGAATTAGGATAAGATTGTTGATAGTTTTGCTCCAAAGATTGACATAATTGATAAGTCCACTTCTCAACCTTTTCAGTTAAAGAAAGTCGCTCATCAGGCATTATAGCAATGGTTGGAATTGGTTTTGTTTGCATAAATGCCTCCAATAAATGTTAATTAGTGGGAGAGAACAAAAACTAGAGGTTCAACTTAAAGAGCATTTTCCACTGGGGTCGCTCACCCTTGCCTAGTTTTGTTCTCTCACTATAGTGTCACTTTAGTCGTCCCCCCTTATTGATTCATAGGAGACAAATTAAAATTTGCATGACTAAAACCTTCACGATTTACAATCTTATATGTACCAAACTCATTATGTAATACATAACCTTCTTGGTCACACATTTCTTCACCAATATAGCACTCAGCAATAGATTCACAGTCAATATATGCAAACATATCCATCTTAATTGTCTGGACTAATTTCCATAAACGCAAAACATTTACGTCACATTTGTTATCACTAGCAAGTGCCTCTAATGTTATATCATCTAACTCAATATCTGCTCTAATACATGCATTTAAATGTTTCTTAATTCTCTTGACTTGTTTATCATCAGGAAACTTACATAATGTTGACATTTGCCTTGCAAACTGGCACATATCTTGTATATCATCCCTATTTTGGTCTATAGTAACCCAAGGTTCAAAAAATAGAACATTATCACAATTATCCCAGAAATAATTAACATCGTGGGCAATAGGTTGTGCAACTGCTTCCCTCAAATCTTTCTCTGCAAAGTATTCTGTATGAGGTGCAATTATAATATTCTCTGTTACTACATCATCAAAATAATATGTGATAGTATTAGGTTGGTAGAAATCTTCACCACCAAAACCTATAAAATCACCCTGATAAATGTTATCTGTCCTTGGCAAATTGTCAAAGCATTCATGTAATATATGTGCTACATTTCCCTCATGGTTCTTATCAATATCCTCATGCGATTCATTGATCTTAATTAACTTTTTATTGAATACAGATTTAGTGCCTACAAAGAACCTTCCAGATGCAGGATTACGACCCCAAACTATTGCTGGAGCACCGTCAATCTTTGCTGAAATCTTACCATTTTTGGTGAACCAATCTAATACAGTTAAATCACCATTAAGGATGGAATCTTCAGGATGTTCAATGTGAGTGTTTTTCATAAATTTCATCATATAATATAGGGTCACTTTATGCGTCCCCCCTTATAATAACATAAAAAGACCCCTAAAATTAGGGGTCTTAACAATTAGTTTACCTTTTGTTGTTCGGTTTCGTTAAATGCTCGGTTGTATGATTCCACACAATAAGTAACAACTTTCTGAATAATTGGTTTGGTTTGTTGATAACTCCAAACACAATCTTTCCAGAGTTCTTTTGTTTCCCACTGATGGATTTCCCAACGAACTTTAACATCTTCCCTATAATCTTCCAAAGAAAGATTAGGTTTTTCTGGTCTAACCCTTGTAGGAGTAGGAGTTTCAGTCACTTTCTTAATCTCAATAGGTTTTGAGTATTTAGTGACTTTTGTAACAACAGAAGGTGACTTTTTGACTGGTGTGGATGCTGCTTTAGCGGTCTTGCGAGGTGCTGAAGTGCGTCTACGAGTTGCCATAAAGGTCTTCTAGTGAACTACATTACTGGGTCACTTTATGCGTCCCCCCTTAGTTATAGGGAAAAACTCAATGTTATTCTAGGTTCTATAACATATGGGGTATGATATACACCAGAAGGTATAAGAATACCATCTCCGGGATTACATTCTATTGCACCTAATCCTTCAACATAATAATTCATTCTACCGACTGATTGAACTATTAATACATTAGCAGAATCACAATGTCTGCTAAATGTTGTACTATTTGCACCTAAAGATGTATAAACATGCATTTCTTTAATTTTCCATTTTCTCTCCATGATATTATAAACCTTCTGCAATTTGCCCGGTAAGTAATCATTATGAAGAATAAATGTTGGTGGGAATTCTTTATCCTTATCTAACTTAATTACTATTGGATATTCACAGTAAGTTTTATTACTATACTCATGTGAAATCTTGTCTATAATATCACTCCAAGGTATATTCTTACAATAATTAAACTTTTGTTTGATATACTTTAATTCTATCATGCTAATATAGTCTCTACCATTGCTGTTACTTTCTTTGCTGTACTTATCCCTACTCGATCATATACAGGGATGGCAACTAGACCAAACTTCTTATTACTATCTCCAGTCCTAATTACCCTGCCTATTGTTTGACTAATGGCAATATGATTCATATTTCTCATAAACAATGCTGCCTCTAATCCGGGAACATTAATACCTTCACTGAGAATACTGTGATGTAATACTACAAATCTTTTACCATCTTCTTTACCCCAAGTGTTAAGAACTTCAAAGAATTCTTCTCTATCTACTTTCTTTCCATTAATATATGCACCAGTCTTCGATGTTATATACATCCAAGAATAACCCCTAGATGCTAACTCTTTAGTGAAGTCAGTTTCATCTAGTAAATTAACAATTTGTGCTGTTCTTCTTGCACAAATAAGTATCTTATCAACATTAGATTCATCAATAGTTTCTATTAAATGCGTGGATTCTTTAGAAACTGGTGTTCTACCTGCTTCAGTCATTTCTAAGTCTTTAACTAATAACTTAGGTGGTAAAATGTATCCACTATCTATCAATTCACGTGGACTAATTCTCTCTATTTCTTCACCATAGACCTCCTCATTATCCATGCTAGGAACATCGATAGACTTGTTATACTTAGGAGTAGCAGTAAAGAAATAGCAGCGAATATTATCCAAACCTGCATAAAATTCAGTAGCAGGATAAAAATGTCTTTGAACACTGTTATGTGCCTCATCAAAGTATATACTATCTACCTTAATTCCAGACTCTTGTATTCTATGAAGAGAATGATATGTGGTAAAGATTAACTTATTATAACGATAACTTTCCTTTTCCCATTGTTTAATAGTATCAGCATTTGTTGTAGAAAAATGATGAGTATCACCGCTATGTACGTGTAATATCTTACGCTGAAGCATAGGATGTAACCCCATCCATTCTTCAAAACTTTCACTATGTTGTTGTGCTAATAGTATACGTGGAGAAACAACTACAATAGTTTTTCTCTCTGGTCTTTTCACGAAAACATCCCAAGAACATGCATTAAACTCTCTTTGTGCATCTTTAATCATACACAGAGTCTTACCACCACCTGTAGGGACTATTACTTGCCCTTTAGGATTTGTGGACATATTATCAACAATGCGTTCTTGATGTGGACGCAATTGAATCATTTTAACATACCATACATAAAATCAAATAGAACCACCTTACAGGCGATTCTAGGGACACTATAAGGTCACTTTATAAGTCCCCCCTTATTATATCATATAATTATTATTTCTGTCTAACGTTATTAATAAACACCCACTTACCAACTGGATACCTAGATCTAATAAAATCTTCAATATATCCTCTATCTGCTAAATCAGTTTCTTCCACGAAATTATGTGATCTTCCTGTGGAATCTGTGTATCTGCCTTTAACAATATATTGGGTCATGTTTTCTTATTTCTTCTTGTAACCTCTTTAGAAGTAATAGGATGTTTTAATTCACTTTCTTTCTTCTTACCTGTAGCAGCAAGTGTAATATCTCTAAGGGTTCTTTCACCCTTCTTATATAATGCTTTACGTTCAGCAGTAGTCAGTCCAGATGCCTTCCTTGGTTTATAATTAGGATCTGTTGTTTGTTTCTTTTTCTTTGCTAATAACTCGTCTGCTGACTTAGTTTTAGCACCCTTTTCTCTTGCCTTACGTTCTAAATATGCCTTCTTTTGTGCCTCTTTAGGTGATAATGCAGCACTACCTCTTTCCTTTTCAGGTTGTTGTTGTCTTGCAGATGCACGTTGTTGTGGTCTTTCTTGACCTATATCTTTACGTGGTTTGTATGATTTAGCAGGTGCAGTTTTACCTCCACCTATTGCTTTAACCCTACGCTTTTCAGGTTCAGTCTTTTTACGTTCAGGTTCAATCCTTCCACCTGCTTGTTGCCGACGGATAGTAGATCTTCCCTGAATGTCTTTATCGTAGACTTCAGTAATAAACTGTTGAAAAGTTTTCATCATTCAGTAACTACAGTAGCATTAGCAAATCCACCATTTGCTCTAACTGGAAATCCATTCACAAACTTGATAGGATTTGCAATTTGAGCATCAGCATCAGACTTATTAGAATACTGCTTTCTATCAGCATATACATTTGTCCATGTATTACCTTCTTTATAATATACATCCCCGATCACAACTTCAGCAGGTCTTTTAATATGGAAAGGCATTGTACTAATGTTTTTAATTATTTAGAAACTTCAGTAATTTGTTTAGTTGGTCCTTTCCATACTCTATCATTATCATGAAAATACTTAACTCTCTTTCTACGCAATTTAAGTAAAGCATCATATTCTACTTGTTGTTCTTTAGTAAATACAAAGTTCTGCTTACGCCATAATTCACGCAATTCATCCATTTTCTTAAGAACTTGAGCAGGTCGTAAAGTTTTCATGAATTTAATAATAATTATACTTTAATGTCACTTTATTAGTCCCCCCCTAAATCTAGTTCTAATTGTTTACATCCACGGGATTTTATATATTTCAATTCATGCCATAGATAATTTGGACATAATAATAAAGTGTGAATGAACTTATGACGCTCATTCACAGTATATTGACACTTAGGTTTAGGTTTAACTCCAGTTTCTATAGTAATATATCCATCAGAGTAAAAATAAACCCATCCTTCATCAACTTCAGTACGTCCATGTATGTCTCTTTCCCACTTAACGTAATCATCTACTTTGGGAACATAGGGTTCAGACATAATAACAATTAAGTTAAGATGGAGGTGGAATAAATCCTGGTTTAGGTTCTAATGTAGGATATCGTGGATCGTCTTGCCATACTATTTTAAGGTCATTAGGATTTTCTCCACCATTAACATAACCCCAATACTTTTCGGTTGCTTGTTCTTTGTTCAAATGGATTGCACTATCATCAATTAAATGATACCCATTTGTGGCATTGAGCATAATTTTATACTCTTTTTGTTGTTCTTCTGCCATCTTTTTTTGCAATTACACAATTATAATTATAAAGAAAAAAACCGAGAATGTCAAATGACAAACTCGGCAATGTAATAGTCAACAGTAATCTCTAATTTTGCTGCTTCAATCTCACATACTGCAATGAAATCATCAATCATTTCTTCTGCATTAGGAAGTTCACCAAAATCATTACCTTCAATCATGCTGCTAACTCCTTTGGATGTTCAGATGGAATTTCTTTTATAACTGGTTTGTTATTATGTAAATCATAACATGTCCATTTACCATCGTCAAATATGTAAGCATACTCCTCATTGTTATCAAAGAAGTCATCATCATTAAGATCTAAACGTGGTTCAGTGTTTTCACCTCTGTCATTATAATATTGAACATGAGGTTCACACTTTTCTAGATTCCAATCAGTGTCAGACTCTATACACGAAATGTCACCACCATCAAGTAATTCTGCTACTTGATCTTTAGTGTTAAACTTCTTATTAAGAGTAACACCTAACCACTCTGGATATCCATCCCAATGATGATACACAGAAAGAATAGCATCTTCTGCTAATCTTAAACCAATGCGTGATCTTGTTGCCATAATAAAAAGAAATAGTTTGAGAGCAAGGTCTTATCCACGACATTCAGTTCGCTACATTGCCTTGCTCGGTGGTTCTCACCTTCGGGTTGATTACCGCTCACCACTAGGTCACTTTATGCGTCCCCCCTTATAATAACATAGAAGAATAAGATAGTTTTACATCACCTTTATATTCACGCTGAGTATGAACAGCAGCAAGTTGAAAACCCAGTTGGGGCCACGGTTTTAAAGGAGTAGGAACACAATATACTTCAGCAACACTAAAATCATGCTCTCTCATTTCTCTTATTCTTTTCTTTGTAGTATAATGATTGATTGTAGTTAAGTACACTATATTATCTGCAATCTCCATCCCATGTTTAAGAAACTTCTGCATTAATGACCAAGGTGGGTTAGTAATAATCCAATCAACTTTATCACTATAGGTCAGAAAGTCTTTGTTTTCACCTAACTCACACCAATCCTTATTATCTGTAGGAAAGTTATCATAAAATGCACCTTCACCCCTTGATGGGTCAAGAATCTTACCAGTTGGATTAAAATGTTCTATGATCTCCTTTGCTAAGTACTCAGGAGTCATTACTAAATCCTTCTCAGGACTATTCTTTGGTGGACAGAATGCTCTCATTTATTAAATGTTCTAGCAGATGATTTAATTTTAATATTCATATCTTTCTTAAAGTATTCTACACCCGCAGCAATCATTTGGTCAATCTTAAATGAACATTGAACCCTGCGTTGATTCTTACTATCTACCTTTGGATGTATAACCATCAGTGCA